AGGATAGTGTTCTGGATTAGGTAAATCAGGAAACATTTCTATAAACTCTTTTATTTCTTCATCGGTCATTTCTTAAACATCTTAGACACTGCCTTTATAGGATTTCGTAAACCCTCATAAACTTGCCATATCTTATCAATGTGTGTGTCTAATTTTTTGTGTAGTTTTATTGTATCTGATTCAATTCTATATACCGTTTTCTCTATTTGGTCTAATTGTTTTTTTAGTTGTTCTATGTCTTTGCTCATTTTAAAAAAAGTTATCTAGTGTTGCTTGTTTCTCAAAATTCCAATTGATTGCGTTTACAATAAATCGTAATGGTTCTAAAAATGATTTATCAAACTGCTCATCATAATCAATAAAATCATGTAAGTTAAATTCTTTTGGCAATCTTGCAGGAAAAGATATGACCTTTTCTCTTAGTGGATTAGGTTCTTTTAAAACAATAAATTTAATCTTATCACCTTCTTGTATTTGTTCATACTTAATTAAACTTTTTTTCTTTAACATATTATTATATAATAAAGCACCTTTTACATGAATCGGTGTTGACTTTTGATAAATGTCAGTTGATGAAGAATACTTTTTTAAATTATTACAAGAACGAGGATAGGCTATTTGTTCTGGTCTTAATTTTCTAAAATGATTTCTAAACTCATCAATAAATTGTATCAAAGAACTTTCATCTTTGTTCATAATTACTTTCAACGCTTCTTTGATCTTTACACGACAAGGGGCAGGTGTAGAACTCTTAACAGCTTCAATGCCCATAATTTTTAGTTTAGGTTCTTTCAGATCAACACCTTCTTCATTATAAACATTTAAGATATATCTTTTCTTAGCAGTCCATATACCTTTGTTAGCAATCACTTCTCGTTTCATCACCATTTTATTTTCATATGCGTTTGTATATTTAGCAAGTTTTTCATAACTACGATCAATTTCTTTTTGTAGTTTTTCTTCACAAAATTTATCTAGAACTTTTACAATCTTTCTTGTATCAGATTTATCTTTAAATATTTTATCTACAACTGCACCAAGTTTTACATAGATAGAATCTGTATCAGAGGCAACAACATAAGAAACATTTTTAGTTTTCATTAAATCATTTAAATATTTGTTTACATCTCTTTCAATCCATCTAATCGCAAGTTGACCTGCTTTTGTAATACCTTCAGCATGGCGAACATCAAAATATCTAAAGTATTGATTACCGATAGCACCATAAGCACTATTCAAAGCAATCTTTCTTGCAAGTTGAATATTATGATTGGCTGCAATATCATTGAGTAATCTTTTATCGCCTGTCTCTTGATACATCTTTTTTGCTTCAATCATTTTCTTTTTATATATCACTCGTTCTTTATATAACTTATCCATCAACTCAGGCAAGAAACCTCGTTGAAGTGTATTGAACATAGCACCGTTTGGTGTAATAGTACAACTTTGTAAATCAGATAAATCTGCTTCTTGACTTAAAAACTTTTCTACTGAACAAGTATTAGGATTGTGATTGACCATAGTCTCAGGTGAAATATTATATTGCATGATTAGATGTGGATACAAACTGTTCAAATCAAAACTACAAATCCAGTCATGAAAACCTACAATAGGATCTTTTACATATGCACCTTCATAACCACTAGACTTTTCATTTTCTTTTACAGCAGGACAAACTAATTTCTTCTCTTTGAGATAATTAAATATAATAGTATCCCACATACGAACTTGACCAAATACATCTTGATAATTTACTTTACCTTCATAAGCCATAGTCAAGTGTAAAGCAATCAACTGCATTTTATCTTCTAACTTATCAACTAGTTCAACATCTTGTATATTATATTCTACAAATAATTGATAATCGTTTTGATAGAACTCTTTGAAAGTATCATATGGATTTTCAGTTTTCTTTTCGCCTAATTCTACCTCACCTATATAATCTAGTTTATAACTTTCTTGTCTAACGAATGTGTGTTTACGATACAGATCAAGATAATCTAATACAGATACGCCTAATAAATCATAATACTTTTGTTCTTTATTAAAACCTTTAGCAGTTATTCTTGCACTATTAGAAGTTACGATACCCCAAGGACTAAACTGATTTAGATAATCATCACCCATAAGATATCGAAAACGATTCATTAAATAAGGAATATCAAAGAACTTTACATTCCAACCTGTTACGATATCAGGATTATAACTAGTCCAGAACTCTGTAAACTTTTGTACTAAATCTCTTTCAGTTGAACATCTAATATATCTAACATCAGCACGATCATTTACAAAATTACCACAACCAAAAACAAGAATACTTTTTCTTGCATGATCTTTTACAGTAATACAAATGATAGGTTCTTCTGCTCGATCAACATCAGGAAAACCATTTTCACTTTCACACTCAATATCAATTGTGATTAATCTTATCTGTTTGATATTCCAATCAACTTTACCTGGAAACTCATCTGCGATATATGGATATTGAAATCTTGTATTACCAAAATATTCAAAATTAGAAACATCTTTATACTCGTCAATCCATTGTTTCGCTTCATACATACTTTCAAAAGTCATTTTACCTACATCTCTGCCATCTAGTGTTTTGTAACCTGTATCTTTTTGAGCAGGTACAAATAGAGATGGTTTGTAGTTTACTTTGAACTTTTTGTGGCTGCCGTCATGGTTTACACCACGAACTAATAATCTGCCTTTATACGGCAGCACACTTGTATAAAATTTCACTAGATTTGAGTATTATTAAAATGTCTGTTTAATGCACTTAGTTTAGATTCAGCAGATTCAATCTTACTTACTAACTTATCCATTTCTTCTAACTGTTGTGGATGTTCACCTATACCCACAGAGTTGTCGAAATAAATTAATAAAGTAGCATATCCTGATGCTATGTCTGCCTCATACTTTTTTGCTAATGCTTTGAATAAAGCATTTTCTGTTTGATGATTTTTTGCCATTGTTCACTCCTAACATTATTATTATAACACATTAAAATAAGTTTGTAAAGCACTTAATCTAAACTATATTTTGTTGTGACCACATATTTTCTATCTGGATTTACCATTACATTTACTTTGCTCATAAACTCTCGATCAAATAAAATTGGTGTTCTATCCTCTCGATCATCTAAAGTAAATTCTGTTTCATACATACTGCCTAAAAATTCTACATTTAATTTTATGACATATCTAGTTTCTTCATAATCTCTTAAACCGCCTACTGATATTTCTTCAGTTCTTATTATGTCTGATGTGATTGTTTTATCTAATAAAGACCATGTAATCTTTTTACCTTTTACATCCATTTTGTCTGCATGAATAACTGACATACCTGAATTACCAGTATCAAACTTGGCGATGATTTCACCAAATGGTTTGATAGTTACAATCTCTTTATAACCACATTCACCAGGCACTTTGACCCAATTCTTTTTGTCAGCAAAAAATTCTAATATCTCTTTACTAATATTTCGACCAGTTGCTTCTTCCATACCTTCAGTACCAGGTGATGAGTTTACTTCAATAATAAATGGTGGTTCTTTTGTTCTATTTTTGCTTGGTATAAAATCAACAGCAGTCCATAATCCATTTACTGCCTTTGCAGCTTTTAAACTTTCTTCTATTTCTAATTCTGTTAGTTCTAATTTTTGTGGTTTAGAACCTTGCGATACATTTGATCTAAAGTCACCTTCGATCACAGGTCGTTTCATTGTAGATAAAACTTTACCGCCTAATACTAAAACTCTAGCATCATAATCTGTTTTAATATATTCTTGTAAAAGTAAATCAGCATCTTCGTCTTGTTTATGTATCAACTGAACAATACTATCTAATGCTTTTGCTGATTCTACAAATAAAACACCAACACCTTTTGACCCTCTTAGTGTTTTAAGTATAATAGGATATTGTGTATTTAAATTTTCAAATGCCTGTTCAGAATTATCAGGATCATTTATTAGATGTGTTACAGGTTGTTTGACACCATAATCTGCAAGTCTTAATGCTGTTCTATACTTGTCAGCACATATATTAATTGTTTGCCTACTATTAACCACACAGATACTATGTTTTTCTAATAGTGAAACTATATCCATCCAACTATCTTTTCTAGTTACAGAACCACGAACAATAGCAATCGTGTCTTTACCAGATACTTCAAAACCTTTTTCATCATCTTTATTATGAAGTCTTAAACTACCTTCTGGACTTGTAGTATAACCACCTGTTAGTTTATATAGATAATATTTCCAACCTAACTTTTCTGCTTCTTCTTTTAAACGATCAGCAGTATGAAAAGTTTTTGCCTTTTCAGGCTCATCTGTAACTACGAGTAGTTTGTATTTGCCATTCTCTGGCGCTTCAGTTATAAACTCTCTAAACTTCGGTGCCTTCATCTTCGACTTTTTTACCTATGTTATATTTTGCTTGTAGATCCCAATCACCTTTTTCTTTGAATGATAAAACTTTGATCTGTGATAATGGTGCTTTCTTTTCAGCAACTGTATTATTGATTATAGCAATCAATCCCCAATCACCTAATAGTTGAGCAATCGTATTTCTTCTTTCAATATCATTGTCTGTTAAGTTTGCTTCTTTACCATCTAATGCAAATAGTTCTTTAAAATGCACTATAAAATATCTACCTTGTTTATGTAGAATATGACATGATTGAAATAATTTTTTATCTTTTCTAGAGGCAACACCAATTCTAGTTAGTGTCTCACGAACCTTTAAAAAATCGTCTGGTTCTTTCAATTGTACTTCCAACATTTTTTCTGGATGCCAATTATTATCTAATTCGTTCATTTTGTCCCACCTTTATATAATTTTTCCTTGATGATTTTTATCTCATCTTTGGTGAGTATATCAAGAGCGGCTTTTGCTTTATCATTACTATAACCATAATACTCTTTTACACACTCAATTTCTTTTAGTTTACTCGCCCTTAAAAACGGACTATACCGCTTCTTAGTTCTAATACTATTTAGTAGAAATTGAAATTGCATATCTTTATCTAAGAAATGGTTTCTATTCATTTCATTGACAAACATTACGGTGTCTGAAAAAGCAGATAATAACTTATTCACGATAAAAGCAGGATACTTTTTCTGCCATAACTCATCTTCAGATTTCATTAAATCTTTTTTAGTGAAGTTGATAGCGTTAAGATATTCTTTTAGTTCGTAACTCATTTGAATTTAACCTGGGACATAAGTTCAGTTAGACAAGCCACCAAGTTAATTTCTTGATCTGCTACAAAAGCAGATTTATACTGATAGTCAGCAATAATTAAAACAGCATGAGGTATAGTTTCTGGTTGTAAACTATCATACATATTGTCATAAATTTTACGAAAGATTTTAACTGGATCGTTATCAAGATTATTGACAACCCATTTTCTCATATCACTAAACTCTTTACCTTTTAAATGAGTTACAAGTGTTTTTAAATTTTCATCAGATACATTTACAAGAATACCAGCGTCTATTGTACCACTTACTGAATATCTTTGTAATTCATTGATAAGTTTTCTGAAGTCAGGAAAATGTTTCTTAATTAATTCTGCAAGTACCTTTTCTTCATAATCCACATTTTGTTCTTTAAGAATATGAATAGATCGTTCAAATAATTTACTTGCAAGTTTAGGTTTATCTTTAGGATTAATTCTAAATTCTATATTAGAAAATCTACTATGTAATGGTTCTATAATTCTATTCTTAAAATTACAAGTAAGAATAAATCTACAATTCTTATGAAACTCCTCGATGAAGCCTCTCAATGCAGGTTGAGTAGATTGTGGATTTAGATAATCTGCCTCGTCTAAGATTACAACTTTTTTACCACCTGATAGTGATACAGTAGAAGCAAAGTTTTTAATCTTGTTTCTTAATACATCAATACCACCTTCTTCAGAACCATTTATCATGATCCAATCACAGTTTAGTTCTTCGCATAATGCTTTTGCAACTGTGGTCTTACCAATGCCTGGTGTGCCTGAAAATAAAAGATTAGATAGTTCGCCCTTCTTGATAAAGGACTTGAATAGTGTTTTTAGTGATGTTGGTAATATACAATCATCAATAGTCTTAGGTCTATATTCTTCGACCCATAAAAAGTCTGTGTTCATATTTCACTCCGTTCATTATATAATTTAAATTACTTATTGATTGTGCTGTCTGGCTCAAGAGCAATCCAGTATTCAATAGGTAGTTTCTTGTTTTTGAAATGAGATATGGATTTTGATGATACTGAAACATCATAATCACCAGATAGCATTTTTAGATTATCTACTTTAAAATAGAAAGTATAATCTGCTGTTGCGTCTTGTCCAACTATGATTTCAAATGTATTTGATGTATCATTCTTTTTATCACAATCTTTAAGAACTATATCGCCACCTTTTGTGCCGACTAATGCAAGATCAGGTGTTCCTAGAATAGCAGCCATCTTTTTTAATTCACTAAGATGTGATTCTGATAAACTAAAGGTAACATCTGCCTCTGGCATATTTACTTCTTTAGTTGGCGATACTAGAACTGACGGATCAGAATAAAAGTATTTTGCTTTTGAGTTACTGCCTTCAGCAGATATAGTCATAAATTTATCTTGTAAAGATAATTCAGGTTTATTGAATCCTGATAGCACAGATAAAAATTGATTAAGGTCATAGATACCAAATTCAGTATCAAATGATTCATCTATATTCGCCTTAGCAAATATATTTCTCATAGTAGATATTGTATTCAATTCTTTTCCTGGTTTAATTAA